TATTGGGTTGCAACCAAACATTAAAGCAGGTTTTTTGTCTACCATTACAGTATAACTTTCGCCATTTGGTTCTCTAATACCTGCCATCAATGCACGAAAAGGAGTAGCACCATGTATAATGCACTCCCTAACATCTGCATCTCTTAGGTTATTTTGCAGGTAATCTACATGACTTACTTTGGCTTTAACGATTGGGTATCCATCATAGATACCCTCGCCTTTAAATTCTCTTAAAGCCATCTGTCACTTCTTGAACAAATGCCCTATCTCTTCTTGTAGGATCATAGTATCTAGGATCTTTCATCTTAGTCATAAGATCTTCAATAGTTGTTTTAGCAGGTGCAGTGGCTTGTGGATTAACATTAGTTTGTTGCATTGATCTTTGTATTAGTTCTAATGCTTTGATTCCCTCTGCTGTTGATCCCAGTTCTGCAACTGCATCTTGCAACTCTTCAGGAAAAAACTTTTGCACAAATAACTGTGTAGCTTCTACTCTTAGGTTAGCATTGTCACCTAGACTTTTCTTTACAGCTTCAAGATCAGGTTGATTTGATCCAGTATGCTCTGCCCATTTAGTTATTCCCTCATTGAACTCATCTTGTGATAAGCCATTCTCCCAAGAATAATCTGCCCACCATTTAAGAAGTGGATTAGTTGCAGCTTCACCCTCATCTAATACTTCAGGTATTTGATAGTCACCTGAACTTGCAGGTCTGTTAGAGTAGGCTTCTGTCTCTAGTTCCTGAAGAAGTCCTGCCTTTATATCTTCTTCTTTCTTACCTTTCCAAGACTCTATCTCAGAATATGACTTAGCCATATCTTCCCAAGTATTAAACTTTTCAGGTAGTCCTTCAGGTCTTGTTGGTTCTGCTACAGACTCAGTAACACTTGGAGGTGTAGTAGTTTCTGTAGGGGTATCTGTAGCAGATTCTGTTGGTGTAACTTGTTCTTCACTCATTGTTTTAACCTCGTTGCATGATTGATTCGTTTAACTAATAAAGCGACTAAATATCTTTGACCTTCTAAATGTCGAAGTTCTATATCAGATATGTTAGGACCACTTACTGCATCAATAGTTATTGACCTCATATACTGAAGCACCTCCTTACCATTAGGAGTTTTAAATACTGAATCAATAACTTTTGAAATTTGTTCGTCTTTTTCTTTAGGTCTTGGATATCCATCAACCCCCAAGTGTTGAGGCATTTGGTAACTCTCCTTGTTGTTGCTGCTGTTGCATCTGCTGTGCCATCTGTACTAACTGCTGTCTTTCATCTGCATCTCTAATTAAGTTATCAGGTACACCAAACTTCTTGGCTAAATACAATGCAGTTTCTTCTGAAGATATTAATATATTTAAAATCTCAGGACCGAATGATCCTGCTACAGTTTGTAGAAATCTATTCAACGACACAATATCCTGATTGGATTGTGCTTGTGCTAGGGGAGAAACACTACGAATCTTTACTTCTCTACCATTAACTGTCGGCATTTCTATCCGACCCTGCTTCTGTAATATGTAGACAACTCGTTGTAATAATGGTTGCACCATTTCAGATTGCAGTCTGCCAAATGCTGATCCTATCTTACGAGATAGATCTGCCATACGTTCTGCAACTTCGGTAGCTGATGCAGGTGTTCTGTTGGGATCACCTAACATATCATTATACAAAGCTCTCTTTATATTATTCCTCATATCATTTAAAATAAGGTTAGCCACATCAAATGATCCTGCTGATCTAATTGGTTGCAACCCTTGTGAGTTTGGTGCTTTAGGAATCACTGTGCCGGGGACTAAGTTTATTGTATCAACATTAATTACACCATCATCATCAATCTGATAGATGCCTGATATAGACATCTGAGCATTTTCTAAAATCATTTCTATAGTAAGGTTACAAGTTTTGATTGCACTAAGAGCATTTAATGCAGGACCTCTGCCATATACCTCGCCACTTGCCTTGCTCCATCTAAATGCTATAAATGGATTTGATCCTACACCAGTATAGATCTCAGTCATTATCATAGCTTTATCTGCTACATCTATGACATAGTACCCATACTTTTCAACATTAGGATCATCATATAATCTACATGATACCTCAAGTATCTTGGTTTTACTTTCAGGATTTCTAGTAATTCTGTCTGCCATCTGTGGAGTCAAGACTGCATTAGGATAGGCAACTGGTATATCTTCATTCTTTAACATACGTTCACGATAAACATGATCGACCTTGCCATCAGGTCCAGTATCTAAAACTACATGAGGTAATGGGATTGATTGAAATCTTATGGGATTAACTGCATCACCTTCCATAACACAAAGAACTGCAGTACCAAGTGCCAAGTCTATAAAGCATTCATGTATCTCTTGAGCAAAGTTTGATGTCTGCAATATCTCAAATACATAATCAGTGACACCATCAAGTGCATTATTGATATCATCTTTTTCACCTTCAGGAACTTCCTGACCAGTAACAAAGTCTGCCCATCTAGCAAAGTTAGGAGTTAATCCTGCCTGAAGTCTTGATGCAAACTCCTGAATACCTACGACTGCAGTCTCATCAAAGATCTTATCATCTCGTCTTTGACCTGCCGAATAGTTTTTGAAACCCTGACGTTGTGGTAAACAAAACTCAAAAATTTCATCATAAAGATCTTCAAACTCTAACCTTACAGATAAAGCCTTCTCATATCTTTGAAGCATTTGTTCTACAGTTTTTTCGTGCATTACTTATCGTATTCGTTGTAGAAACCTATGCCACCACCTGAACCTCTTAGCAAAGATCGTCTACCACTACCTTTTCTTTTTCGAGTTATGTTTTCTTCAAGCACATCTTGTCGAGCATCTGTTCTCTTTTCTGTCTCAACTTCTTCTTGAGCTTCTCTTTCCATTTCCTCTTCCTTCTCCTCAACTGTAGGAGCAGGTGGTCTTGAACTTCTAGGTAAACACATATTTAACTCCTTACATTCTTGCCCATAGACCCTGCCTTTTTTGTTGCTTGGGTCTGCGATTAAAAACATCATACTCTACTCTAGCATTAAAAGGTTCAATCTTTTTGTTCATGCCTAGTACCTGCCTTCCCTCGCCTGACCCCAACATCAAATACTGCAAAGCATCATGGATATGTGAGTATCGGTCTTTGAGAGGTTTATCTTCATATCGTTCACCTGAAACCTGCATACGTCTATATTGATAACCACCCTCAAACCCTTTTACCAATTCTTTGCACCTAAAGTCAATCAAAATTCCTGATAACCCATCAACCATTCTATTTAGTACAGATGCCACAGACTCAATTCTTAACGCAACATCATTACTCATTGTAGGTCTGGCACTTAATCCTGCACCTCTTAATATCTGAAAAGGTGTGGATTCATCTGTCTGTGATCTGAAGTCACCTGCAGGATCACCATAGATATGCACCTCACAGTTTGCATATCGTGTTGCTATTTCTGCTCTTAACAATTCTGCAAACCTAACAATACCCATATCAAAAGCTACAATCTCTTGTAGTATATTCCATCTACCTCTTACCTTTTGACCAAAGACTGCAGCAGGAGTAAGTCCAAAGTCCAATCCAATATATACTGGCACACCATCTGCCACTGGTATTTCTTCCTTACCAACATGGGTATCATGCACAAACATATTATAAACTGGTTTACCATCTTGGATACTACCCAGTCTGTTCATTACATAAACATCTATCCAACTCTTAGTCTTTCCTTGTACCAAGTTAGGATAATATGTTTCTAATATATTCTTTCTGTTCTCTGCATCTTTGTTTGGCTTGTATCCAATAACGGCATTGTCCTCATCTTTCTCTTCAAGCATACCACTTGGTTGTGTAAAGAATCTCCAGTTATCAGGCTTAACTAACATACGACTTTCTTCCAAAGTTATATGGTCTGGTACTGGAACTTCGCCACTCATGATTGACCACCAGTGATCTTCTTCAGGACTGTTAGTATCACAGATAACACCACTCCAAGTTGCAGCACCATCTTTCACACTAGGATATCTGCCAACTCTCATAGTACACGCATCAATAATTGACTTGGGTATTTCCCTAGCTTCGTTGACCCATACACCAGTAAGTTCTAACGAAAGTAATTTTTTAACATCTTCAGGTCTGTCAAGTGCAAGGAATATGACTTCCATCTCCAAGTCAGCTTGGGTAATAAAATGTGTATATGGTACAGACCACATAAACTTTCCCCACTCATTTTCAGGAAACCAGTCAAGCCAAGTCTTAATCGTTGTCGTACGGAGTTGAGGATTCGTATTCCTGATAATCGCCCACCTGCTTTTTCTTTTACCATTCTTATCTTTCTCCTGCATCAATGCTCTTCTAAATATCTCAATACTACAAGCAACGGACTTGCCACTACCAACTGGACCTCTAATGCCACGAAAGAAAGTATTATCTTTCATAAAGTCTTTTATGACTTGACCATCAGGTTTGTATTTAAACTCTATCAATTTTAGTATTAACTCCGACTCTAAGAAGAGTATCTACAGTCTCAGGACCAATAACTGCTATTACTTTGTCGGCTTCCCTATCAGTACAAAATTCTTTGGGGTGGTGTTTTAGATGAACTCGCTTTACAACTTCACGAAGTATTCGTCTCTCTTCAACCTTTAAAGTATGTAAGAATGTCATTTAACAACTCGTGTTCGAGTATGCAATTGTTTACTTTGCAGACTCCTACAGTACTTATTATAAAAATAATTACCTATCTTATTAAAAAATTTAAATAGTTCGAAGTATATATTAATCATTGTTTTAACCTACGAATAAGATCTGTAGCTTCTCGTTTTTGCTGCAATCTTCTTGGGTTGTTTAGATACTTGTTTACCTGCTCTAATTGCTTTGCGTTTAAGAGCCGAAGTCTTGGAGTATTCACTGGAAGATAAAGCCTTAATTGCTTTCTCAGGTAGATAACGTTCGCCAGTTGCCTTTGACCCTTGTGTACTAGGTTTACCTGATTTCGTTCTCCACTTTTGTCTTGTCCATGCACGAAGCGACCTTTGTGATTTCTTCATTGCCATTAGGAAGTATAACCTCCACCTTTAGCTTTGTATTGTTTGGCTAACATCTGTGCCTTACGAGCAGACCATTGACCTGATCTGCCTCCTTTGTTACTCGCTTTGATCCTATTAAACAAAGCCTTTCTCATTGAAGGCTTAGTGTAATTACCTGCTGCATTAACTGCCATCTACTTCTTCTTCTTAGATGCCATTATCTTTTTCTGTAAAGCTGCAGGTAATGTCTTTTGCTTTGCAGTCATCTTCTTCTTTGGTGGTCTACCCTTAGTAGTTCCATATGTTCCTTTACCCATTGGCATTTTATCTTTCCTTTCTCTAAGTTGTTTCTTTAATACTTCAACTTTTCTTCTCGTTTCGTCAAGCCTTTTTCTTTGCTTTGTTTCTTTTTGATATTGCTCTAGCCTTTGCACGAGCATCTGCTTTACTCGAAGCACCCCATGCACGAAGCGATAATAATAATCTAGTAGGTTTTCCTTTAGCATCTTTCTCTGGTCCTCTCATTCCTGCCATTCGAGCCAAGAAGGAAGCTCGTCTAGGATTGTCACCACTCTTAACTGGTGCTTTCAATGTGCCTTTCTTATATGAGGCACGACCTTTAGCATTTAATCCACCCTTAGGATTCTTTCCTGCTTTTCGTGTCCATGCAGGTGTCTTAGCCATATCGAACCTTTTTGAATATTAATGTTTGTATGAGACCACTGTCAGTATAAGCATACAAGTTTTTGGACCCCCTAGTCAAGTTAGGTCTATGGACACAGAGATATTACCCTGCACTAGCGACATTGATTTTTCTACTGGTTTGTAACCTGCTCTATCTAGTATGTCTTTACTAGCTTCTAGCTGTACGTATTCAGACTTAGCACTACTCGCTAAGTCTAATACCTTCCTAGAAGCTATCGTAGCATTAAGACCAATACTCTGTCTTACCATTTGTTGCATATACTCTTGGACATGAGGCAATCGCAAAGTCTTACTGGCTGTCACTCTACCTGCTTCGCCTTCTGCGTATCCAGACTTTGCACTAGCCTCTTTTATACTGCAACCCAATGCTACGATCGTATCAACTAGTGTCTTTTGTTTCTTTGTGAGTCTTAGCTGTTTTAACAAGAGAACCCCCCTTACCCCCCTTTTATGGATTAGCTAATTTCATATGTCAAGGGTATTCTAGTTCTCTAGTTAAAACAATGACTTACGTCATTGGACTCACTCATTACAAAGAGCCACTATATTGATACGAGCCACTTTGTATCGCCAAAGTGGACAAAACTAACCATGTTGCAGTCCTCACAACAAAGACGTAAAAAGTCATGCTTTTTACTTTGTTGCTCCGTGGCTTCACATGGATTTCTACTTTATAAAAGTATCAAACATAAGGTGTCGCTACAGCGACTCTCAACGTCATTGCACGATAGAAGTCTCGCTGTTCGCCACAGACTCGACACTCTTACGTATTTACTAAGGTAAATACTAGGTGTGCAATGACTCCCAATCAACAAGTAAATACCTTAAAGCTGATGGGAATATCGAGGGTAGGTGAGGTCGTTGTCCACCATTCTTGGTATCTCCCAGTGTTTCTGTAATATCAAAATCAAGTACATCTAAGTATGTTTGTCTTGGTCATTTGTGAGAATCTCCTTAGTTCTGTTGAGCCAAGACTTGCTGTCTATCACAATGTCGCTAATTACAAGTATAAAATAGCTCGGCTGTTCGCCTCGACAGAGACGATTTTATTCTTGTAATTGTTATTGTGTGTCGCTGCAGCGACACGCTTATTTGTAGTTGCGACACCATGATTGACAGAGCTTGTCATCAACATAACAAAGGAGATACAAATGACACAAGTTAAGACAAACATACTAGAAGTACTAAATGATTTTGGTATCACAGAAAAAGATACCAAGAATGGCTCCCAACTTGGATATAAGAAAAAATACTTATTTACTTGTTTTATGGGTTCGTTGCATAGAGTTGTTAATCAAGTCAAGAACGAATACAACGCAGGTTGTATCGCTCTTCAGGACTTGAATAGTGATGATAATGCTATGGATACCAATGGTGGTTACGCTAGAATGGCTATCGAAAGACGTAGTGGTTTTGGTTTTCCGACTGATATTGACAAGTTAGAAGATAAACTGTCACAACTAAAAGAGGACTATGATGTTGTGAAGAACTGTTATGATACTCATAATGACAGTTATGAAAATCTATATGGTTCTAAGTTTGATCCTGATAGGAAATCTGTTGGTTCAACAAATACCAAAGCTAAAGTTGCTAAGGTCAAAAAGAAGTTCGTTACTCTCTCTTAGAGAGTAACTACCTCTGTTCTGCATTACGCAGAACAGAGGTTCTTTTTTTTTGTTGAATTACAGATGGGGAAGATTGGCTCAACATTTAGGAGGTTGGCTGAGACGTTTTCACTAATGTATTACAGAAGGAATTACACTATGACAAATTATTTTATAATCTATTTGATATACATAATCTTTTGTATATTAATGTTTGCTACATTTGTATTTGCACTTGTAGCTTTTAACCCAAACTGATTCAAGGAGGTAACAATGAATCACATGACACAACTAGCTAAACTAATAGACAGACCTGCAAAATACAACTTTCCTATTGAAACAATTCCAATGATGGGAAGAGCAGATGATGATCCAAGTGGTGATGTATATTGTCCTGATCGTGTAATGATTATCAGAACAGATACAGATGAATATCTTGGTAATCATTCCAAATCATATAGACCTGTCACTCATGCAAAAGTACTTGATCCAGTAATTGATATTGTTGACAGTATGAATACACCATATGTTACACAAGTAAATATGATTGACAATGGTGCAATGATGGAAGCCAAGATCATATGCAAAGAGATTTGCTTTGATGATCCTGCAATGCAAGACTACATTGCATTTCAAATTACACTTCGTAATTCATACAATGGTGTTTGGTCCGTGATGATACAAGCTGATGGTTTACGTCTGTGGTGCATGAATGGTTGCACTACACCTGATAAGGTTGCCAACTACAGACAAAAACACAATGGTCATTTCAACTACAACTTCGATCAGATCAAAGACTCTATCAATTTGTTTCGTGGTAATGAGCCTCGCTTTCGTGAGTGGTACAATACACCAGTCAAATATGATGAAGCAGTATCTTTGTTTGACAAACTTACTTACACACCAAAGCCAACTATTGATGGCAGGTATCGTAATGAAACACAGTATGCCAAGCTGCAACAACACTGGCGAGACTACAGAGAAAGTATTGGTTGCAACAAATGGGGTCTATACAATGCAGTAACACATTGGATATCTCACCCAGAAAATGTCAGTAGCACCAACAAAACTATTGTAGAACGTAATAGTAAGATGCTATCATATATGTCTAAGTCAGACTCAATGTTCAATTAATGGAGGTTAATAATGGACATCAACTACACAACAGCAGAACTAAAAATGTGCCAAGCCTATGCTAGACTTGGTACACCACAAGACTTCAGAGAAATGTACGATCATATGTGTGACGTTGCCAAACCATATGGCTACAATCACCCTGAGTTTTGGGTCAACAAAATGACTGCCAAAACAATCAAGATATGGGAGCAACAAAATGCACCAAAAGATTGGCAAGGTAAAGAAGCATCTGATATTCTCAATGATATGATGGACAGTCAAATCAAACATAGTTTCAGTAATACCTAAGTTGGTTGGGTAGTAGTCACGCATCTTCTCCTTGATGCGTGGCTACACTAATACAATGAAAAACACAGTCAGATATCAATATGTAGCACTAATTGACAAGCTAGTTTTGTTGCGAAAAGATAGAAAAATATCGCAAGAAAAACTTGCTCTAGATATTGGTATCGACACTAAGTTGTTTGGACAATGGGAACGTAAACTTGTTGAACCCAAACTTTTTAATTTGCTATGTTGGTGTGAAGCATTGCAAATTTATCTTACAATTTCACATGATGATGGAGAGTTCTAATGAATAATGTAATAGACCAACTAGTAAAAGAAGGCATGGATAAGTCATTCTTGCAGGGTAAAATAATAATACTGCATAAACTTATCAATGAATTAAAGAGAACAGTTCGTGGACTGGAAGAAGATCTTGAAAAACTTGGTATAAAAGATGGCGAGTAAAAGCAAGATCAAAGGTAACTATCATGAGAATTGGTTTGTAAAGCTATTTACTTCATGGAAGTTACCAGTGAAAAAGGTTCCCCTCTCAGGTAGTCTGGGAGGAGAACATACTGGTGACATCAAACTTGTAATCAAAGGAGTAGAGTATGTTGTCGAAATAAAATACAGGGCAGTAGATAAATTCCCTAGTGTATTCAAGGTGTTAGAGGGGAAAGATATTGCAATGTATAAACGTAAGACTGGTGATCCAAGATGGGTTGCCATAATACCTGATAAAATATTTAAGGAGATAATCAAATGATGTGTGTGATATGCCACAAAGAAATAGAAAAACAATATACAGAAGAAGGAATCATGTATTGGGATCAAGGTAATTGTGCCGAGCCAATATCAGATGGTAGATGTTGCAACAGTTGCAATGATACTATTGTAACTCCTGCAAGAGTTACAGAAATGATAGTTCAAAGTAGTGGAGGTAAACAATGAACAAATACAAAAAACTATGGCAAGATTATTACGATCAGGTTGTATCACTTGATGGTCTTGAGCAACAAGTAGAACAAGCAGATGATGTGTCACAAGTACAGCGATACATCAACTACAAGATGAAACCAACCCATCAGTCAGACAAAGACTGGTGCAATGCTATTGCGACAGACGTATGGAATGAGTACTGGAGCAAATACAATGAGTCAGTTTAACTTAAAACTAACTAAAGATTGGCAACCAAGCCAAGCAATCATGGACAAATACAAGGAGGTTAACCATGACAGAGAAACTAAATACTTCAAACATTTCTACATTAACAACCAGTATCGTAGAGGAGACTGGGATCAGGAGTATTGCAAATGGTGTGACAAACAGACCGATCGCAAAAACTCTCGTTCAGCAGTGGGGTACAGATCCAAACGGATACACAAAGAAGATTCATTCTATGCTAGAGTCTACACTGAACTGCAAGATAAATGAACGAGTCAACAGTTCATTTGTATTCTTCAGATGGGAGATGCCTACTATATCAGAGGTAGCTTCTCGTCTTGCAAGAAAGAAAGATCTTGTTATCAAGACTATGCAAGAAGCTATGACTGTAGCTGATCCCAAAGATATTCAAGACTGGATCATGGAAGTCATGGTATGTACTGCCAAACAATCAGCATTGACCGAGAGAGACATGGCACTAAAGGCTAAGGTCTATGCCACTAAACTCAGCCACATACCTGCAGATATATTGCGTGATGCGTGTCACAAGATATGTCTAAACAGTAAGTTCTTCCCATCACTGGCAGAGATCTATCAATATGTAGAGCCAAAGCTATACTATCGTAAGTCACTGGTGGAGTTGATATCAAGTAAACTAATTGCATCAATAGGAGATAAGTAATGAGTAGATATGATTCAGACAGCATTGATGAATGCTGCGAAGAAATAACTGGTCACACTAACTGGGCATATGCAGACAAGTCTGATTATGAAAAGATAATGAGCAGAAGAAATGGCGATCACCCTAACAGTGATAGGATACATTCTATCGTTGTGTTTTATAATGATGAAGAGGAGGAAGAAAAATGAGCAACAAAGATGATTGGGATTTGCAGCAGAAGATAGATGAAAAAACATTGAATAAAGTTTCATCAATGTCGGTTAATAAATTTCAAACTAAGTGTGAAGAATATAATATCAAATGTTGGGAAATGGATCATATGATTTATGACTTAGCACAAGCATTAATGAGGAGTAAAGCAAATGGAAAAGCCTGAAGATATAAAACGTAGAGGTTACTTATCATTCTTTAAAGATGGTGTAGCTGATGGTTTGTTTGTAGGTAAGCAAGATGAAAGTAAATTATTTTCTGCTTACTATAAACAAGGATATGATTATGGGTTAGTGTTATGGAACAGACAAGTACAAATAGAAGATGATGAATGGGAGAGAAAAAATGGAAGATAGATTTGAAGATGTGCCACAAGAACTAGATGAACTAGATCGTGCAGGTTATGTAAAGATAAATAGCTATCACAGTTATTATCAGCATTTATTATTCTATCCTGATAGGAAAGATAATCTACAACCTGCAGGTATGACTGCAACAAATAGGAATTATGATTACCGACCTAGCTAATAGTTTCTCTAAAAAATTTGGTCTGATCTTTTGCAAAGACCAAATTTATTTAGTTAAACTATTGATATAATTAAATAAATAGTGTATGCTGATAGCAGAAATGGAGGTTTCAATGACACTAGATATACGACACTCACCTATGCGTGAGGACTTTATCAGAGGTAGCGATATGGTATCTTTGATGCAAGGAAGATGGAACGAGTTATACAAGATCAAGATGGGTCAGATCGGTCGTAAAGATTTGTCTCGTGAGTTCAATGTACAGCTTGGATCACAAACAGAATCATTCAATATGCAATGGTCACAAGAACAATTTGACTATGGGTTTTCTAATCAAGTGCCATTCAAGAAGCAATATGGCAGCATAAACCTACAAGGTACACTTGATGGATATGACTATCCTAACAATGTACTTATTGAATGTAAACACACACACAGTATGAATACTATGGAGCATATGATTGATTTCTATATGCCACAAATTCAGTTCTATATGTATCTATCAGGTGCAAAGCAAGGACTACTATCTGTAATATTTGGTAACAGATATGATGCAGTAGTTGTTGATGCTAGTGCTGATTACCAAGATCAAATGCTTTCACAAATCAAAATGTTTTGGGATTGTGTAGTGCATGGTAATGAACCTGAAGATGTTAATACTGTACTCGACAAACTATTGACAGACAAGATACCTATCAATGGAAAGACCAAACGAGATGTTACTTGGAGTAATTCATTTACATCAGCTACAGAAGCATATCTTCAGAATGAAAGCTATGCAAAAATGTTTGAGTCTGCCAAGAAATCTTTGAAAGAAGAAATAAAACCTGATGAGTCAGAAATCTATAATCATCTTATCAGTGTAAAAAGAGATAAGCGAGGGTCAATTCGCATAACAAAGAAAGGGTGAGTAGACCCAACTCACCCCTTCAACTATCTGTATAATGGAGGTTACACATGACAGATACTAAAACTAATACCAAAAAAGCAGAGCCTAGTAAAGTATGGACTGTCAAGAAGCACACAATAAAGACTGCACTTCTTGAGTTCCAAAAACTTGCTGTCACTGCAAAGAAAGATGGTAAAAACCCACACTTCAGAAGTAACTACTCTACACTAGAGTCAGTTATCGAAGCAGTAAAGCAAGGCAATCAGTTTGGTTTGTTCTTTACTCAAGAAATGACATATGAAAAAGGTTTTGACGATAATGAAATAGGTTATGTCATACCAATTGTTGTTACAAAAGTAATGCACGAGCATGATGATACTGTCATTGAGTCAAAGCTACCTATAATGTTAGCAAAAGCAAACATGGAAAATCCACAGAAAATTGGATCAGCTATCACATACTACAAAAGATATACTTTGCAGAGTGTGTACGGATTACCTTCCGAAGATGATGATGGTAATGTCGCAAGTCAACCTACAATAACTACATCAAAACCAAAAATGAAAGGACAAGATGATGGATTATGATAACACAGACAGAGGTAGTTTCTTCAAACCACGAGCAGATGAAAGTCTGCTTGTGCAAGGGAAGCTAGACAGTAATGGCACAGAGCATAGGATTGTCATTGTCAAAGCCTCACTACCTGATGGTGGTACTGCACGAGATGTCTATGCCAAAGTCGGTACTATGTACGAAAACGACAAGTCTCAGAACGAGAAGTCACCAGACTTCAGTGGTCCAGTAACACTGCCCAATCAAGACAGTCGCAGGATTGCTTGTTGGAAAACTATATCCAAAGATGGCAATACGAAGTTCTTGTCAGCACGGATAGGTGACAAGACACCACGAGTCGGTGATGAATCAGTAACATACAACAATGATGGTGAGGAGATTAAAGATGAAATCCCATTCTAAAGGACAAGGTATTATATTCACACCTGCAATGGCAAGAACCCATGATCCTAAAACATCATGGGAAGCTGCCGAAAAAGTGGACACTAACAGACTAGAAAAGATAGTTCTTAGTTCTATCAAAGCACATGGTAAAATAGGTGCTATACATGATGAAGTTTGGAGTCATCTTATAAAGTCACATAAACATAATACATTTCGTGAGGGTAGTATTACCCCACGATATGCTACTCTTGAACGAAAAGGTTTAATTACTCGCAATGGCGACACTCGTAAAGGTGGTGCAGGTAGAAGCCAACTCGTTATGTATGCAACAAAACAATAGTAATGGAGGTTACATTGAATAAGAATAGAATATATTATACTAAAGACTATCATATATTTACTTATCTCAAAGGCAATAGAGATGTAGTTAATAAGCACGTCAAAGATCTATCAGGTGAGATAGAAAATCGTGACTTAGAAATACCTATCATTGTCAATGAGAAAATGGAAGTATGTGATGGTCAGCATAGACTAGAAGCATATAAAGTATTGAGTAAAGCAGTACCTTATATTATCAAAGAAGGTCTTGAGTTAAATGATATTAGAAAACTAAACTCAGTCAATCGCAAATGGACTATGCAAGAATACCTTATGAGTCACTGTAAGCTAGAAGTGCCAGACTATATGAGCCTTGAGTGGTTTGTCAGAACGTATGGATTCAGTGTCACTGATTCACTAGCCATGCTCAATGGCAAAGGTTACTGCAACGGATTTGATATGCAAAGTTTCAAAGAGGGAAAGTTTGTTATCCATGATCTTGAGAAAGGTAAGAAGATTGCCAAGTGCATAGAGTGCTGTGGTGAATACTTTGAGCATTATAGAAAGAAGTCTTTTGTTCATGCCATGATATCTGCAATGAATGATAACTCATTCGTCTGGAATATCTTTGAGAATAAACTCAAGAACTTCTCGTCTAAGCTAACCAATCAAGGTAGTCGTAATGATTTCATACTCAATATTGAGAAACTATATAACCATAAAACTACTCCTGAAAGAAGAATAAGACTAAAGATTTATGGTGGTTAGTCGTAAATGGTATAGTAATTGCAAAAATTACAGATCATGCTGATTTGCCACCTAATCTGCAGGAAGTTGTAAAAAAATGCTTGATTTAAGCCTCATACAGAGGGGGTAAACACTCCCTCTAGTATGATTGTACCCTAGAATATGGTCTATTCACTCACAGTTTTCATTTCTTGAACAAGCCTATCTGCCCTGTTAGGTACTTGATTATACCATTTAGAGTCCTGCATTTGTAGTGCAGCTTCATGCCAGTCACGATTATCGACTGCTTTCTTCATCTTATGGAAACGAGATAGTCTTGGTCTGCCCATGTTGAACATCATATTGGCTACGATATGTTGCACCTTGACTGGTAGCACATCAAAGTCTTGATAGATATGTTTACATTCACTAATTGTAACAGACAGATCCTTTTCAAAAAGTTCGTTAACTCTTTCTTCTGCCACTGGTGTACCAACTTCAGCATTATATTCTTTATCCCATTCAGTGATAAGGTGTCCTATCCCACAAGTAGGTAAGCCTAAATGATCTAGGTAGACTTCGTTCTTAACACCCTCGTCTCTTTTTAGTTCATCTCTAAATTGTTCTATGTCCATTACTTCTTACCCTTTATCATCTTGGCTGCTTGACCCACACCTTTTATTCCAAAACTTGCAGACACGGCAATGTATAATAAATACTGATACCAGTCAGGTAAATCAGCAAGTACAGCAAAGCCTTCCTTGACGTACTCTCTCATACTGGGAATAAAAACTAGAATGGCAGGAGCAAGTAGGACAACCAAAGCAAATTCATCTTTCCAAGAATCGTTGGAAGCATCTGCCATCTTGCCTTCCCAAGCCACCTCACCTGCGGCAACTTTCTCAGCGACAGAAGCACGAGCCTTTGCCTCTGCAACTTTAGCTTGTCCATCAGCTTTTGTTTTAGCAATCTTGTTTTCAAACCATGAACCTGCAAGATTTGCTATTGGTCCTATCAATGCTTGTATCATTAGTATACCCTCACTTTCTCTTCGTCTACTCGTGGCACAAGTTTACATATACAATTATATGTTACGTTCTCACCAGTAGCACTATCATATGATTGTTCACTTAAATATTTAGTATAGAATGTGCAGTCAGTGACATTCCTAAAGTATATCCCACCTTGAGACACACCATTAAGATAACAAGCTAACATAAATGCTGTCATATTATACCTCTCTTCTTAGCTATTACTACTAATACAGTCACAACACCTGCTAATAAAGCAGTAATTAATATACCTAATACTATTTTTAGAGCTATGTCTTTAATATGTTCTATACGTTTTTCTTGTTTGACTCGTGCTTCTTTTCTTGCCACACGAGCATCAGCACAAAACTGAACGTAATCTTTATAAAGATTGGCACGACCATAAAGCTGCATATACTCACGAAGTTTTTCTTGCTTGACTCGTATCTGTTCAAGAGCCATGAACTCCTCAAGATCATTGTCAGTTTTACCTAAGAAGTTAGTCCAGATACTATTCTTTTTTCTATGTAAATCTTGCTTTAGTTTTTCTTCTGCACCTACAAAATTAGAGATTGCAGATCCTGCTGAAGCTATATCTTTGCCATTTTCGAGTGTTTGTTTTATAATTGCGAAGGCACTATTTGCGACCATTAACATTTCAAGCACAATGTCACCTCACATTAAGAACCTTATCAAGTTTATCTTCTAGTCTATGCAATGCCTCCATCACACGACCAGACGCATCACGCAGATCATCTCTAGTTGCGTATTCTTCTCTTGTCTTATTCAGTAGTATCTGTAGACGTTTGACTTCTGCAAACATCTTATTAAATGCCCAAGCAAATGGCATAATGATTAGAGTAATAACTATGTTCCAAACCAATGTGCCATCTAACTCCATTAACTTGCCTTTGAATTTTCCATAGCTTGTGTAGTTTCATCATTGCTTAATGATGTCTTTAATGCTTGGAGATATTGTTGCTGTAATATATTGGCATCTTCAAAAGCATCTTTGAGATCATTGCTTTGCTTCTGATACTTGGCAATCTTGCTTACTAGTCTTATCTGCTCCACAGACAAATCTTCTTGCTTGTATTCTTTGCCATCAATATTGATTACGTTTGTTTGTTCAGCCATTACCACGATACTCCACTTGCTACTGTCGGTGTTTTCATTTCTGCTATTTGACTAGCAATACTTGTTTCTATTGCTGTAACTTGATCTGATCCAAGAGCATCTTTTGCCCATTGTATTGCATCAGACTCTTTGATATCTGCATATGCTACAAAAGCACCTGATCCCAATGTTACACCTACAGAGCCATATGATGAGCCAGTATTCCCATCACTGTCTGTATCACTTGCTCTCCAATGAATAGTTGTTACTACATTAGCTTTTCCATCTTGTGTGATATCTCTATCCATTGATGATATTGTCCATGTTATAGCCATTTTATGCTCCTTCTAGTGCTGTTATTCTTGCTTCCATTGCTTCAATCTTTTCTTGTGCTTTTTGTAAAGCCGATAATAAAACTGGTATTGTTTCTGTGTATTTCATACATAGTTTATCGTTTTCGTCTTTATCAATAATTTCTGGATAGTTTGTTACCCAATCTTGAGCTATGAAACCTATACGTTTTTTATCATCTTGATAATTAATTCCATTTAGAGTCCAATCTTTATAATTAAAAGTGACTGCTCTCATTTTTTTTATATCGTCATAACTTGTTTGCTTATTAAATTCAGTTATGTTTTCTTTAAGAGTTTCATCTGAAGAAGCTGTAAAAGCAGTACTACCAATTGGTAAATGACAACCAGTACCATCACTTCTAGCAAATTCTGCAACCTTACTTGATTGACCTGATGGTGCAAAAAATCTAAATCCAGTATCAGTGCTATTACTAACACCTATGTTTACTCTGCCATTTGATTGAATGGACATACGTTGTGAACCTGCTGTATAAAAATGTAAAGCATCACTGCCATGAGAATACTCCATAGCACCTACAAACGCAGATGCTGAACTTGTAGTATTATCAGAAAATACAAATCTTCCACTATTACCAGTTCCTGAAGCAATCGTAATTCCATTTTCTCCTGAAGTCGTACCCACTACTAAATTATCTGCATATTGATTAAAAGAAGATGGTGAGCTAGTACCTATACCTACGTTGCTTGTACTTCCATCTATTAGTAACTTTTGTGAACCATTCCTTGAAATAGTAAAATCATCACCAGAGGTAGATTCAAGTTCCCAATCACTACTTCCAGCTTCATAAGCAATAGTGACTTTATCATCAGCTTCTATTGTTCCACTAATGTCTACACCACTTGAAGTCGTTTGAAACATAACTGCATTATTATGATAAAGAATAACTTGTGCATCTTCTATAAATGCTGCCATTCCCTCAGAGCCATCACTTTTATTTATATCAACACGACTTCCTTGTATTTTTAATCTGCCAGTACCAGCATCAGTAATAATACTATCTGAACCATCATGTTGAATAGTTAAATCTGCACTAGCACCAAGTTTGATTATATCTCCATCACCAAGATTAAGATGTGTAGCTAAAGTAGTTTCTCCAGTAACATCTAATGTGCCACTAATATCAGCATCAGTAAGTATCTTGGATATGTCTTTTGCTCTAGTCATTGTTAGACCTCTTGGCTTTCCACGAATGTTTTGTAATTAGCTTTGACTGTATCTGTCCATACTGCATTGGCTACTGCTTGTACTTCGGTAGCTTCTGAACTTATGTCGGTGTCGGTGTGTGTCCACTTGTCATCACTATCTTTTGATGATGTGCATGGTTGTAGAACGTGGCGATGCCTTGACCTACTGATTTCAGTACCATCTTCTTTAATGACCATATCCGTTGCGACTTGTATATTCCACCCATTAACTATTTCTAATTTTGCTATTTCTATTTGTTTTTCTATTGCCATTTTTTTTCCTTCTTTTAAAATTATGAAGTTTGATATACACCACTAAATAAAACATACTGACTTGAATTAGTGGCATTAGTTACTACTGCATGAGGGTGCATAATATAGATATTTGCACTGCCTTCATTAAACTGAAAAACTAAATTTGATGTTCCTACTGATTGAACTCTACCTGAACCATAAGCTACTTTAAAAGGTGTGAATGGCAACCCACCCAAAAGAATACCAGTTCCATTTGATGTAGAAGGAAAATCAAAATAAGCATTTACATGAACCATATTACCAACCTTAATATATTGAGCAGTTCTTGTTTGTGTAAAAGTTAATCCTGCACCACTAGCATCCGTAACAGTCCAAGTTCCTTCTTCATAATCGTCAAGATAATTAGCTGAACCAGTGCCACCTAAGTTAATACCCCCTGCCGTATAAATATCTCCGTCTTCATCTACAGAAAACTTTACTGTGTTACTGCCAGTAGTTGTTGCTTGTAAAAGTAATTGGTCAGCAGTCGGACTTTCGTGATGTATTCTAACTAATGGCTGTGTCATGTTGGAATTAGTTGCAGCAAAAACTGCGACATTATTAGGGCTTGTTCCACTTGCAGGAGTTACTTCAACATATAAACCTCTTTCTTGTGAACCTGCCTTTTCATTTTTAATAGAAAGTTGTCCGTAGTTACCTGCATTACTTCCTATCTTAACATTGTTAGTAGCAGCTTCAATTCTAAACATATTTGCATCATCATTAGACTCAACTCTAAAATCCACATCAGCACTATCTTCGTTAAATACTGCTCCACCTTTTGCAGATAAAGCACCAGTAGTAACAGCACCAGTAGTTGTAATTGTAGATGAGCCAGTATCAATGTTACCAAATCCACT